AGCCATTAGTAATATACCTGTCTGTCACGCCTCAAAAAATCCGCCTCTTCAGGATAGTCATTATCCAAGGCCAAGAAGCCGCCCTGCCTAAAACGCATCAACGCCATCGTTGAGCTGTCGCAATAGTCATCGTGCTCGCCAAATGGAAACGAGGCCATTTCTTCTATAACCTCGTCGGCAAAGACTTCGTCTGGTGCCCAAACCATTCCCGATTCAAATATCGGGGCGACACTGTTCATTCGAGCAATCTTATCCTGACCGCGACTTGGTGTATATGACGTAACAGGTATTCCCATTCGGCGCAACTCTTGGGTAAGCGGCGTACCCGAAGCCTTTGCCTCAATCAAAACGCAGTCAGGCTCCCAGTATTTATACTCGTCATATGCAAGCCTTTTAAGCTCTGGAAAGTCCAGACGCACACGCTTTGCGTCTAGCAATATGATCTGCTCGGCGTCGCTGTTTGGCGGCGTAAAAATAGCCCAAGTGGTGATGGCGCTGTAGTCGGCGGTTTCTTTCTTGCTGAAGGCGGTGTCGTAGGACTGAATGACGTAGTCATACGCAGGCACATGCTCATACTCCCAACGATTCCACCATTCACGTTTTACGATAGAGCCAGCTTCTGCCGTGGGGTTCTGCATCCACTGGCTGTTCCACTTGCTGATCGGCAGCGACGCTTTGACAGAAAGAAGCTCTTCTTTCTTCCAGAACTCAGGCCAGAGCGGTGTGTCTGACTCAGGCATAATCGCTGGAAACTCAACAACCTCCCACTGGTCTGCGTGGTCATCGCCCTGCTTCTTGAGAACCTTGCCAACCAAGTCTTTCGTAGACCAGCGGGTCATTACGATGATGATAATACCGCCCGGCTGGAGACGTTGACGCGGCCCTGACGTGTACCAGTCATAAGCCGACTCCATCGCCGTGGGCGACAGCGCGTCTTGCTCAGAGTGCGGATCGTCAATGATTAACAAGTCAGCACCACGGCCCGTGATTGCGCCACCCACACCAGCATAGAAAGATTCGCCCTCGTGGTTCGTTGTCCAACGACCCGCCGACTTGTTATCTGATTGAAGCTTTACGTCTGGAAATATTTGCGAGTAATCGTCCGAGTCAATAAGGTTTCTTACCTTACGACCAAATCGTACAGCCAGCTCAGCGGTGTGCGTGGTTTGAATTATCTTGAGATCTGGCCGTCTGCCCATCATCCAGCTTGGGAAGTAGGTGCTGGCAAACTCAGACTTCGAGTGTCGTGGTGGCAGACAAACAATCAGACGCTTGAGCTTACCCTGAGCGATCTTGTTGAACTTCTCACCAATGATTTTATGGTGCCGCCCCAGTATGCACTCAGGCCACATATGCTGAACAAAGCCAATGAAGTCGTTCTGGCATTTGTCCTGCTTGTCCATCTGATCGTAGCGGGACAGCAGGGCCAGAGCCTCGTTTTGATCCTGCTCACTTAGAATCTCAAAATCTTTGAGCGATAACTCAGACATTGTTATTGCTGATATTCACCAGTTCGTATCATCTCGGTCACCTCAACAGCACGATTGCCCACCTGTTGGCTCCAACGACTGTCCATAAACTCATCGGCTGCTATGTCGAACTGCTCACGGGACATAGCCTCAATAGCCTTCACAAACCCTCGCAGGCGTGTAAGGCCAAGGTTGAAGCTGATGTCGATCATTGCATCCTGCCGCGCTTCGTTGAGTGCGGGGAACCAGAAATAAGTGTCTTCAAGCTCTTCTCGCACGCGCTTAATATCGTTGTTTAAGAGGTATTCGATCTCATCATCTGACAAGCCAAGACCAGATTCGCTGATATTGCGGCCAACGCCCAAAGTTTCATAGCCAGCGGAGCACAGGTACACATGACTGCGTACACCCTCATGCAGCTTCAGCATTTCAATTAGTTTTGTCATTACTTCTCCCTGCTCACACCTCTGGTCTTCTCGTAGCTCCTCATAGCGCCGAGACCTAACATCGCGGTCATAGTAGTCATCAGCAGTGACGGATCTATCTCTGGAACTTCTACCCAGATACCTGCAATCGGCGCGATCAGTACATGATACAGAAGACCCAGACTACAGCACCAACCAATGCTAGGACGCCACCCGGCAACGAATAACGACTTATGTGCAGCCTCAACCTTGTTGACCTCTAGCTGCCCCTTGGCTAGTTCCGTGGCATGGCGCTCTGCAAGAGTGCTCAACTCAAAGGCGATGCGATTCTTTTCGTCTTTGTCCTCAATTACCTTGTCTAATAACTGAGTAGCTGGGCCAATGATTGATCCGAGTATGCTCATCGTTTCGCCATGTATGCTGTAGCGCCAAAGTATAGCCCTACAATGCTTGCCTGACTAAGAAACAGCATGTCGCTTAGAGAAGCCATAGTGGACAGACGGGACTCAGGGATAAATGGCATAAGTGGTAAAAGAGCGTAAACCACCATACTAGAAAGACTAACCCAAGCCATTCGGCGTTGACTATCTGCTTTCTCTTCACGCAATTCGATCTCAACGAGTTCTTGATTTCGTGCCAATTCTTCATCGCTCACGACCCCATCTCCATCTAGGTCGTACTGAGCATACCGCGATTTAGGCTCTAGTTTCTTAGGACTCATCAGCCATCATCCTTTCTAGCGGGATCACGAAACAGTATCTTGGTGCCTGCTTCTGACGTTGGTATCTCTCTCACACGGCAGTAAGTCTTAAAGTAGCTATTATTACTTAGTAGCTCGTTTATCTTGCCTACAGACTGTGCGTTAAGTGCCTTAGAGTATTCTAAGCACGAGGTCAGTTCTCTAAAATACAACTCTTCGCCTGTGGGTTGCCCACGCTCAAGGACAATCAATACAAAAATCATCATGGTCATGCGCGTATGTCCAATGAAAGCTGATCTTCAACCTTCACAATAGTAGAAAGAACTTGGCCATTTTTATAGTAGTAATAAGTCTGGCTGTATTCCGTCAACGCTTCTACTTTGTCGGTGCGAGTGCGACTGATCTGATCTAAACGCAGCAGCCTGTGTATCTTGTCCTTGACCACTACCTCTGATGGTGCGTTGACGCTGTTGGGAAATACTGGTGGGACATCCATCACAGCCTCCGCTTCTGCTGAACAGCCTGCACCTTAACCGACTTAGGTTTAACCAAGTCCCAAGTAAGCAGTTCTACATCAAGTTGATGTGCTGTGCCTAAAACACGCGGCATCGTGTTTTGTATGTAGATCTGAGCGCCGTACCCACACTGACGGTGGTTGTATCGTAACCACGCCAATGCAAGGCAGTGACGGTACGCAGGAGGATCGACTAGCTCTAACATTCGCCACTCCCGTAAATCGCAAAACAGATTCGGGTTAGCGGGGTCGTACTCTAGTTCTGCTTCAGCATTATTTCGATCAGTTGCTGGAGCTTCGCGTCCGATGCTTTCGCTGTCTCGCTTTGCTCCGCCAATGAATCCACGATAGCCTCGATCTTGCTCGCATTGACTGCTGCTAATTTTCCCGTGGCTTGTGCCTCTTCAACTGTTTTTTCTACTACAGCTTCAATACGATCCACTTCTTCTTGTGTAGCCTGTGCTTGCGCCTGACTAGCACCCCATACGACGGCACCCGAAAGTACAGCTAGAAATGCTGGCAAGGCCCACGTTGGAACACGGATTCCTTCATCTGACATATCAACCTCCTAAGAACTGCGGGATCAAAATGCTCCCAATAATTAAAATAATAATTCCATAAAGCATGCGGTCTTGTTTATCAAAACGTCTAGAGCCATCGTTTAAACGCTCCTCAATACGCAGGTAACGCTGCTCACACACTTGCTCGTGAGTAGAAATCTGATTCAATGCCTTATCACCGTTGTCCAAGCCCCATTCCTCTGCCATCGCTAGATAGCACATAGTTATTCTTTGGATTTACCTACATTTAGAGCAAGGGCTTCAATCACAGGGTAAATGTATTTCGCCATAAACGCATCATCCTTTGGAGTAGGCGTGGCGGCGCAAATTGCGCTTGCGACAACTGACAAGGTGGTCAAAGTAGTAACAATTTCCATCAAGCTCATGCGGCTATCTCCTCTCTAAAACAATTCAAGTTGGCCGCTACAGTGCGGCGTTCACCTTCACCCCGGAACGGGTAAACCATGTGCTGCATCCACTGCGGGAACATGTACAGCTTGCCTACTTGTGGGCGCACAACGATGTTCTGCGTTGGTTTCAACCGCTCTTTGTCCCAAGAGGAGCTTTGACCGTAGTTGAAGCACAAACAGCCGTCAGACTCGCCAGATGCATTATACAGGCCGTAATCCTCAGATCCGGGCCGTGGCCCTTGTTCTATTTGAGGTGGCACTTTCGTCCAAGTCGTGCAGCTTATACCCATCACGGTCTTTGTGCCGTGGTCATGGATCGGGTTGTAGTCCCCTTCATAGCTATGCACTGACCACAGATCGTCTATCTCGACGTTGCGGTTGCCATCCAGCATCTGGCCCGAACTCTTCATAAAGGCATTAATATATTCAACACCCATAGTCCGCACGAACCCAGAAAAGCCAGCCACAAGCTCGTCATCGCAATCCATTCTAAGCTGTTCTCCTTCATGGATTTGACCAACGAGCGTATCAGCCGCTGTACGTCGCCCTTCTTGTTCCAAGAGGCCATCAAGATACTCGTTGAGTTGAGTAACGAAGCCCTCTGGAATATCCAACTCCATCAGGAATACTGACGGAAGCGGGTGCATCATGTAGGAGATTTCGGCCATTACTGAACGACAGCTTCGTCTTCCTCGTCATCCACTGCTTTCACAGAGTCAGAGATCGCTTGAATGTACATTTGCAACAGGGCTTGACGCTCGTTGACTTGGATCTGCAATGCAGACACTTCACGGCGTAGCTCGTTAACTCGTGCGATATTCGCCTGAGTCTCTACATTCAAACCCTCAAATGAGTATTCTTCGCCATCAATCGTGACTTTGTTTTCTTCGCTCATGGTAGTCCTTATGCTTTGTATGCTTCAGCAGCAGAGATTGCTGCATCAATGGATGACATGTCTTCACTGCCCCAATCTTTTTTGAAATCCTTCATAAACGACAGGTAGCGAGAGCTACGCATAACGCGCTCTTTCTTCTCTGCACTGGTCATGTCGTTACAAAACTCGTTGTCATCGTCAAGACAGTTTGTGATTACGCTGACACTGCCCAGCATTGCTGAGTAGTCCTGTGCTTTTTGCTCGTCAGAGCGTGTATTTTCTTCAGTCATTTTTATTCTCCTTCAAGCTCAGCAACGCGAGCGGTTAGTGCGGTTACTTGTGCGGATAGTTCTTGGACTGCTTTTACTAATGGGATGACGAACATCTCACGAGATACTTGTTGAACATTATATTGATCCACGCCCCAACCACCAAAGTCAGAAACACCTGCGGTATCCAATGCTTCCTTCACTTCTTGAGCAATGAAGTTGTGCATAGGTACATCAGTTTCCATTTCGTTATCAGCAGGATCTTCTTTATAAAGATGCGCTAACTCTGGATCAGTAGAATCAAGTTCGTGACTTGCCTTCCAGTTGTACTTAACTGTTCTTAGGTCATTGATAAAAGAAAGACCTAAAGTTGAGTCGGTAATGTCCTTCTTGAGCCTTTCGTCAGAAGACCTCGTCCAGTTTGCGTTTAGCGCAAAATTGTTACTTACAACATTCGATGCCCTACCAAAGCTAAAGTAGCTGTTATCAACAGCCGTTATGTTATGACCTATAACAATCTGATTAGCTCCGTTTGACTGGTGGGCGTCACAACCGGAACCAATAATTACATTATTGTTCCCTGTAGTAAGAGCATCACCTGCTGTTGCGCCTAAAATCGTGTTGACCCCTCCAGTAGTTATCGCACTACCAGCCGAAAAGCCAACTATGGTGTTATCGCTGTTACTTTGACCAGAAGCCCCAACCCCTGCGTTATATCCGACGCGAGTGTTGCCTGTTCCAGTGACGTTATAATAGCCAGCTTGAGCGCCTACGTTTGTGTTAGCTGCTAAGCCCGATGATACATTTTGTGAAAACCCAGCAGCGTAGCCCAAGGCTGTGCTTAATGTACCCCCTGTTTCATTGCCTAATGCCTCTGAACCAAAGACAGCAGTGTATTCTGCGGTAGTAAGTGCATCTCCAGCT